TCATTTTCGGCGCAAGCAATAAGAGCATCAATAGCCTTTTCTTTATTCATAGTATCACTTCCTTGTGTAGTTGTTGGTTTGGGAGAGTTTGTAGAAGTAGTAGAAGATTTAGAATAGTCTTTATAGAATACACTTCGATCAGTTTTTGTTGGAATACCAGGAATGGTTGCTTTACTAGAGTATTGCCATCCAATAACACCAGTAGAAGCAGGAACTCTTAATCTTTCCTGTAATTCACCGGTATCATTATTAGGATATCGAGCAACCCAGCAATCGTACTTTTTCGCACCTTCTGGTAACTGATTCTGATACCAAGAATAACCACAATAAATACCAAATTTATATCCAGCTTTGACAATAATAGCTCTAAAAGCTTCGATCATTTTCATCATTAAACTGTCAGATAAATTCTCCTGACATTTATCCTCTATATCAAGAAACACATGATAATTCAGTTTTCTTTTATTCAATGTTTTAATAACTACATTTGCTTCATCTTCAATCTGAGCAATAGTAGTAGCATAGCTGTATTTATAGACTCCAACAGGAATCTTATTCTCAATACAGCCTTTATAATTAGGTTCGAATGTGCTATCAACAATATTTCCTTTTTCTGTGATTCTTAGGATAGCGAAGCCCATTCCGTAATTAGCAACAGTTTTCCAGTCGATTTCTCCGTTCCATCTGGAAACATCAATACCTTTAATTTCTGCCATAATATCAAGCCTCCTTTTAGTCAATAAAAAAGAGAGGCTTTTAATCCTCTCTTTCAAGTTCTTTCAACATATTAAGTTCTGATTCAGAAATAATCTCAAGTGCCCATTCATCTGGCACATAGTTTTTCATTCGTTTATTCATATTATTTTTTCTATAATATTTATTCCAAAAATACAGGTTTCCAAGAGCACGAGCTTTATGCATAACACATATATAAGTAGCTCTTGAGTCTGGAGTACCATTCACTTGATAATCATAACCAGAACAATTAGAACATCCTGCAGCTATAGGACAATAGAAACATTCATCTGTACTCTGTGTCCTTCTATCTATTTTTGCCATACAATTAATTCTGCATTTATAACATTCTGTGCATCCTATACCATTATCTACATCACCAATAGAGTACGGTTCTTGCTCTCCATTAAGAGAAGATTCCATATATCTGATACATGGAAATATGCGACCTTGAGGATCGCAAGCAATCATTGAATTACCAACGCCTCCGCACCAGCTTTGTAAATCATCAGGATCTTTAGGATGAAAGAAATCTTCATTATAAAGGGAACAGAAGAAATCACGTTCAAAATCAAAATTCTGTTCCAAGAAATAATCAGATATGCGTTTCATTTGATCGTAAAGAACAGTTGCATGTACAGGTGTCCAACCCTTTTCATATACACAGTTAGCATTAATTTCATCATACCCAAGATCAACCATATGCTTAATAGCATCATATAAGAAGCTGATATTACCTGGAGCAATTGTGATCTTGCTTCCCATATGATTCCCACGTTTCATCCAATCTGACGCAGCATCGACAGCTATGTCATAACTTGGACTACCATCAGGAAATACTCGACAGGAATCATGTAATTCTTTATTCCCATCAATAGTAACTGAGAAAGATAATCTATTGGCCCACTTACGAAGAAATGCTTGTACTTTTTCGTCCCTGTATAAAACACCATTTGAACAAATAGAGAACATAGTTTTCATGGCCCAAGGATGATCCAACTCTATGAGTTTATCCATAATATAAGTACAGATTTGATCTATAAGCTCTATCTCAAGAAAAGGTTCTCCTCCAATGAAATCTACAACCAATCCAGGAGATTTCTCTGGATTGATATAAGATTTAAAACCTTTTTCACCTGATACAACTAAATCAAAGAATTTCTTAGCTGTTTCAAACGACATTCGATTTTTTCCTTTGTGTCCTTGGTAACAATATAGACACGCAAGGTTGCAATCATCAGTTACTTGAAAAGTGATACTCTGTGTTAATATTCTTTGTCCGTCATCGGTTTTTACCTTCTTAGATGGATAAAGTCTAGCTATCTGGTCCGAATATTGTTCTGTCCTTTTCATGCTATTCCCTCTAATTCTGGAATTTTACAATTACATTTAATAGTAATAGTCATTTCATCAGAATTATTTGGAATAATCCAACTATACTGATGACCTTCGAGGTATTCTGGGATGTATTCCTTTTCCATCTCATTTGCAAGAGCAGCATACTTTCTCTGTAATTCTGCACCACGTTTATTGTAAGACATAAGAGTATCTCCATTGATGAGTTCTAAATCGCTTGGATGTGATTCAATAACTCTCTGTACAATGTCTTTTACGAAGTTTAATTCAAAATTAACTCTTTCAAGCTCTGTAGCTTTTTCTTTATCAACCTTTACGATTATTTTTCTCATATCCTTATATTCCTTTCATTCTTAATTATTTATCAGAAGCTGTTTCCGTTTTTTCTTTAGTTTCTTCTTTAGTTTTTTCTGTTGTTGTTCCAGTGGTCTCAGTAGGAGCTATGGTTTTATCTGTAGCTAATGAGATATTAATAACACTTCTTTCATTGGAGATTTCTTCTGAAATACTTTCAATTTTCATTCCAGTATAATCTTTTTGGGTATTCCCATAAATAATTTTAAAACCTGTTCTATTTTCATCAGTAATCATATCCTTAATAGTGTTTAAAGATTTATCAGAATTGAAGATAGAAATAGTAGCTACAATATTTTTGTTCATATCATTTCCCAACCCATCTTTATATCCTTCATATGAATATGTATCGTTAGCACGAGTAATAACTAATTCTTGTCCGTCTTTAAAAATAAGTTTCATAACAATTCCTCCTCGTAATTTAAATATGGACCAAAGTGTTATACTTTGATCCATGAACCGTTTTGTTTTACAAATATTTTTCCTGATTTACGGGTGATTCGACAGAAACCATTTCCGGTATGGCCTGTTTCATTTGTTCCATTAGGTGATTTAAATGATTGATTTCCTGCTATAGTTTGCGCATCGGTAAGGTAGTAAGAAGAATTTACATAATTACCACTTGGATAATTAGCAGCAGTAGCTGAAGTGTAAACATATCCTGAACCTCCGCCATTATAGCCTTGGTAGTTAGTGCTGTCACTATAATTAGAACATGCACCACCGCCATACCATCCACCTCCACCACCACCGGAACCATAATTATAATTAGTTCCAGAAGTTGTTGCAGAACCACCTTGACCAAATGAACCATTTGTACCTGCAGCAGTTTGTGTAGCTCCATATCCAGAAGCAGA